AACTTGACGGTTCTAAAAAAAAGTCTCTGAGTTTAGGGTGGGGTGGGGGGCTTCCTGGCCAGGCTGAGATATTAATAGGATAAACAACTTCATCGATTCAATATATTTATAGAATAAACATATCAGTAGTTACACTATCTTAATTAATTAAGATAAAGTTTATCCTTAATCTTTTATATTATATATTAAGATAAAGTTTATACTTAATATTTTATATGTTAGAATGTATTAAATTGAATAGAAGTATTTTTATTTTATATCTATATATATTATATTATTATTATTATTATTATATAAGCAATATATAAGGTTTTAAGGATACACATCCCCACATTACAATTCATAATCATTTAAGCAATATAAACTAGGTATTACCAAGTATAACTGAAGAAGCTGGCAATGGCCATATATTACAGAATCATAATTCTATCGTGATAGATAGAAGGTATTGCTTGAATATTTATTTTTTACCATACACCAAAATATACTAAAATAACAATTTCTGATAAAATTTTAAACCTATATAATATAAGGACTTACGACAAATGCTTAAAATATTATGGAATATTTGGTATATTGGGGTTGAGTTAATACCGATAATGCTTACAATAAGATCATAAGGTTAAGTAAAGTGCTTAACTAAAAAGTAGATTGAAATACTAATTAGGGGTTTAAAAATGAACGAAGATAAAGCAGTAACGGCAATGAAACATTTGATTTACAACTATGGTGTTAGCCAATTACTTGTTTATCGTGAAAAATATGATCGTTATAAATGCGAAACACTTTTAAACATATGTATTAATTATGCAAATATCTATGGCTTGCATAACTTAGGCCATTATATCTTTATTCTTATTGGAATTGAATTAAGGAAAGAATTCAATGTTTAACTATTCAATCATCTTGTTTACAATTGTTGTGTTTATCTTAACTTTTTTAGGGGTTTAATTATGAATAATTATAATTATAAATCGCATTTTGGCGGTGTTATCTTAATCAACAAAAAGAACAATAATACAATCTTTTTGCAAGCTGGAGATGATTCTAATTACTTTTTAGAATGCGTTGATAGGGTTGATAATATAGAATCTTTCATTCAAGAATATTTTGATACTCTTGAAAGTATTCAAGAAGTATTGCCATAAAGTATTTCATAAAATTTTATGAATTATTTAATATATGGTATTGACTACCATAAAAGATTATTCATAATAATCATATAAGCATTTTGCTTATATGTTTTTTCACACAATATTTTTAGGGGTTTATTATGTTAACAGTATTAGAGAACAAAAAGGGTTTATTCGTAGAATTTGAAGGCAAAAAGGTAAAGGTAGGTGGATTATTATCTACCAATATGAAATTACTGCTTGATAAAGAAAATGGATATGAGGTAGTTGGAGTATCCATTGCACCCGCTAAAATTGCTGGATATGAGGTATGTCCTAGTGCGAGTGAAGGGTGTAGAAGTGCTTGCATATATACTAGTGGTAGAGGTCGTTTTAATGCTACTCAAATAGCTAGAATCAAGCGTAAATTATTATTTTTTCAAAATAACAAGGCATTTAAACTACAATTGTTTAAAGAAATTGCAAGCTTCGTTAAATCATGCGAGCGTAAAAATGTTAAACCCGCAATAAGGTTAAATGTCTTTAGTGATATACCATATGAAATAGTATATCCCGAACTATTTACAGAATTTCCTGAAGTAAAATTTTACGATTATACAAAAAGAATCGATAGGGTTAAATCTAAAACATTACCTAAGAATTATCATTTAACATATTCCCGAAGCGAAAACACTACAGACTTACAAGTATTAGACTTGTTAAATATGGGTGTTAATGTCGCTATACCATTTAATTGCAGCAAGGATAAACTACCTAAAACTTACTTAGGTATGGAAGTTATTAATGGTGATAAATCAGATATTCGTTTTTTAGATAAAGTAGGGGTCATTGTAGGTTTATCTGTAAAGGGAGATAGCAAGGTAAAAAAATCAGATAACGGCTGTAATGGCTTTATCGTTAACCCAAATAATAAAAGGTTTAACTTGCTATAACCCTTGTTTATTGCCTTTTATCCTATGCCATGCCATTAATTTTAATGGTATGGCTTAAGGCAATAGAAGACAGTTTTTTAACCCTTATTTGGAGCTTATACACAATGTTTATTTACAAAGTTCAAGAGAATAACCTAGGTATTATTGTTTGCAGAGTAGATACCAACGAAAACATAGAATATAGGTATTTTCAAGGGTTATTATCATACCCAATATATAACAAGTTAAAGCTATTAAAAACATATGATCAGATACAAGAATACTTGAAAACATTGTTTGAATGATCATATTTTTTTTTGTGGTATAACCTGGAAAAATGCCAAAAAAAAATAAGCTTTAATGCCATGCTATCTATTAAGATAGTGTGGCTTAAGGCAATAGGCAAGGTATTTTGCCTTGCTTAGAATCGGTATACCTTATTTGGAGTATTTAGCATGGATACTATCACGCATGAAATAAAACCTAATCAAGTTATCGAACTTGAATATTTTAACCCCGAACTTGATGGCTTAAATAACATAAGTATTAAGATAACGCATGATTTAATAACTATTGTAGCTTATGACGATGAAGCAAACGAAATATTAATTAAAGCTATGCCATTTTATCAGCTATTAGAATCGGCAACAAATAAGCACAACAACAAAAAAGCAGTATTCAAAAAGCTATTTAATATTGAATAGCTATTAACCATTACCATTACCATTGCCATTACCATTTTTAAGGGGTTCATCCATGCTAGGTATTAACATCAATTGCAAACATCAAGATTTTATCGCTCAAATACTGAGCGGTGAAAAGATCATTGAAACAAGAAACACACCTAGTTTAAACCCCTACATAGGGCAGAAAATTGGGTTAATTCGTACTGGTCAAGGCAAAGCTACTCTTGAAGGTTATGCCACAATTAAAGGCACAATATTGTATAAGAATTCTGTTTGTTTCGACTTCCATTATGATTTACATAGGGTTGATTCTAATTCACCCTATTACATTAAAGATAATGGGGTTAAAATTGGTTACTTGTTAAAGGATGTGGAAGCAATAAAACCCCAGCTTGTCTCAAGTAGGGGTATAATTGCAAGGCAAATAGGTTAACCCCTATTTTTGATGGGCATGGGGTTAAATGTTTTAACCTCAAAAATTTCTTACTGTTTTTAAAGGGGTTTAATATGTATGCGTTTGTAAGAATGTACGATGGTATTGATAAAAACGATGATACTTATGGGTATATTGGCCATCATGGTTTAACTGATATGAGGGGTTATTTCTTTTCGTTGCGTTCCAAGTGTATAAAAGATGCTATTGCATCACTTGAACCCGAATATGAAACAAGGGATAACAACATTAGATTGATGGCAAAAAAACGGGCTATAAAAGCTTTAAGGGATGAATGGAAAAAACGATATTAAGCTAACCCTTATTTTCAATGACCTAGGGGGCGAAATCCCTAGGTCAAAAAATTTTTTTGCCATCCAAACTGGAAAATAGGGCAAAAAAAAATTCGCTGGGTTTTTTTGTGTGTTACGATTTTTATCATTTTTTTTAAAGGATGTTTACAATGGATAAGCTAATCAAAGATCTTGCTGAATTGTTTGCTAAAGATCTTGCGGGTTCAATCATGCTTAATCAACCGGAAGCGAGCAAGTATCAAATCATGCTCGTAGTGGTTCAAGGTTTAAAAGAATCGTTTGGATTGTCAAACGAGGAAGCTTTTAACCTCGTTTTTGGCGAAAATAAGTATGGTTTGATAGTAGAGAAGCTTTGGAAAGATTTCAGCGAAAAAAACAAGCTGGAAGAGGTTAAATAGGGTTAACCCTGTTTTCTCATGCTATAGGGGTTAAATCCTATATCGTAAAAATTTTTTGGTGTGTTCGCCTGGCAAATGTGTGTTTAAAATTTTATCATTTTTTTTGGAAAGGATTTGGATCATGTTACGAATAAATAAAGATAAGCCAATTGAATTAATGTCATACGACAACGAATGGTCAATTAAGAATCGGGTTGGTAGATTGCACTGCATGACATCTAATCTATCTGTAATCAGAAAGCTTTGGAATAAGCGGGTGCATCATGCACCTAAATCATTAAAGCGTGGATACATTAAATGTGTACTGGAAACACATTTAGCTAATCAGGATTTGTATATTCGTGTAATGAATGGACTGCTTTAATTAAACCAAGCAACCCCCAACCCTGTTTTTCTATGCCCTATGGATCGTATCTTTAGGGCCAAAAATTTAACTATTAGGAGCAATTATGATGAACATTCGAGACAGATTTATCACTATCACAACCCTTGATGCAAAGTTTGTAAAAGTTAATTCAGAAATTGGTTATCCCTATGCTCGTGGATGCTACTTGGATAAGCGGGTTGAATGCGGGCCTAGGGGAGGTAAGGTTGTTTTGTGGAGAAGGGAAGACCGTAGGGGAATTGGTTATCCTTACACTAATGAAACCCCTGCTGGTGTTTGGCACAAAACCCAATACAACGCAATACATAGCAACCGCTAGACCCTGTTTTCAAACCATGTAGACCCTGTTTTTATATGAAAGGATGTGCAATATGATGGGTATCAATATCAACTGTAAACATCAGGACTTCATTGGCGAAATCCTGTCAGGCAAAAAGACTATTGAAACGAGGAACACTCCTAGCTTAGACCCCTATATCGGTCAAAGGGTTGGTCTTATCAGGACTGGAGGATTATTTGCAACCTTGGAAGGGTTCGCAACCATTACAGAAAGCTTTATTTATTATGATAGGCAATCATTTGATTCTGATTATGAATTGCATAGGGTTTCGCCTGGTTCACCCTATTACATACCTGATCATGGAACTAAGGTTGGCTACATCCTAACAGATGTGGAAGCCATTGAACCTGAAAGAATATTAACTAGAGGTATTGTTGCCAGGAAAATAGGTAGACCCTGTTTCCCAATGAACTAGGGGGCAAAAATACACGCCCGAAAAAGTATCATAAAATTTTATGGAATGTGTATAATTGTTTTGGATTGGTAACGAATAACTATTGAAGCCATTGCAACCATTGAAAGGAAAGCAAAATGAAGATTATTAAAAACACTTTGGAAGTTATCACATCTGTTTGGGAAGACCCTGGCGATTATCCCAACGCATTAGCTAGAGGCCCATTGCCTTCGCATTCAATTTGCGTTGAAGATGTGGAAGGATACCTGCTATTGCAGGTAGAGGAAGAAGATCGAAATAATGAGGATTATGAAGGCTTAGGCCCAGAAATAATTATGATGTCAATGATGGAAGACCATGACATTTCTGTTAGTGGTGTGATCATTACATCCTGGCAGTTCTGCCCAAAGACGCATCCAAATCCAAATGATGCTGCTGGGCTAGATATGTGGACGGTCATACCGTATAAATGGAATTCCGATAACTTTGATTTATGATTAGACCCTGTTTTGAATGGATAACCTCCCGCTTTGGGAACATCCAAAAGTCTTAATTCTTTTGAAAGGGAATTAACCATGTCTACTGAAATTGCTTCTGCCACCGTTCCCCTTGTTGCCGATCCTAATCGCATCGTGACGATTAGTTTAAAGGCTTGCGAAGCCGAAATGATTAGAAATATAGCAGCTTGTTTAGCCAGACCTCTGGATGAAAGCAGAACCGCTCTGCTCAGGGTTTGCAATGCAACTCCAGAAGAGATGATGAAAATACATCATAAAGTTTATTCGTCTGAAATGGGTTGGCATCATCTTAAATGGGATGAATAGACCCTCTTTTTCTTCACCCTATAGGCTCAAATCTGTAGGGTGAAAATCTTATCAAGGAAGCAATATGAAAAGACCTATTGAATGCTCTAAGTGCGGTAAGCATATTATCAAAATGTATGGCTATAAAGACCTTTGCAATCTATGCCATACAAAAAGCTTAAACTTATCAGCAAGAGGTGCTGCGGAGCTTAAGAAGCTTAAGGATGAACTAAAGGAAGTTAAGGCAAAGCTAAGATCCTTGCGAACAACTTTAGCTAATACTAAACTATCGTTGAAGACTGCTGCAAGGGTTAATGAAAGGCTTAAGGCTGATCATCGTGCTGATTTCGAGTGGGATCGTGAGCGAATCAAACAATACAACAAGGATAAATCGTGAACTATCTTTCAGTTTGTTCTGGCGTTGAAGCAGCAACTGTTGCCTGGAATTCTATTGGATTTGAACCTATAGGATATTCAGAAATCAATAAGTTTTGCTGCAATTTACTAAAACAGAAATACCCTCAGACCCCTAATTTCGGAGACATAAATGGAAATTCAACCTGGCAAATTCCCAGAGCAATCGACATACTTATCGGGGGAACTCCTTGCCAAAGCTTTAGCCTCGCTGGCCTCAGAAGAGGAACAGACGATCCAAGAGGTGGACTTGTCTACAAGTTTTGTGAATTGGTGCGGGATAGAAAGCCAAGATGGATTGTCTGGGAAAATGTGCAGGGAGTCCTATCGGCTAACGGAGGAAGAGACTTTGGTTCCTTCATCAGGTCGTTGGCTGAATTCGGGTATCATCTCTGCTGGCGGGTTCTTAACGCTCAACACTTCGGATTGCCCCATAGAAGAAAGAGAGTCTTCCTTATCGGGCATCATTCAGACAGAACAAGTGGATACAAAGTTTTATTTGAGCAAGGTTGCCTGTCAAGGATTTATCAGGAGAGACAGCATGGGAAAAAGCCTTCCAGTTCGTTTGAAGGAAGCTATGATTGCCCATTCTGCAAATCACATACAACCTTAGACCCCAAAAAAACTGGATGCAATTACTGTGGAGCATGGGTAAAAAGTCCAGTCAATTGTATATCTGATGGGGCACACATGGGGGGTGGTATTAACGGTCAGGATTACAACTCTGGAAGAATTATCGTTCAACCTGATGGAAAGGTCAGAAGATTAACTCCACTTGAAATAGAAAGGCTTATGGGATTCCCAGACAACTACACTAACATCCCTGGGGCAAAAGATGGCAATAGGTTCAAGGCAATGGCAAATTCAATGTGTGTACCTGTGATTAAATGGATCGGAGAAAGGATAGCAATGGTCGATTCCACTAGTAAAAACACCATGTAATCATGTATACTGTTAGCCTAAGAGGGTTTGTTAAGACCCTCTTTTTTTTTGGCTCAAGGTATATATAATGGATGACAAAAACTTTTGGTCGTTCACGGACATCGCTGCTGACCTTGACTTAGCATATACAACCATCCGTAGAAACATAGAAACATTCATCAAGCAAAAGAAAATGAAGCCATTGACACGCATGAAAGCGGACAAAGGGCATTTTTGCTCGGTCATGGATAGTACACAGTACAGTCTGTTTCGTGAACTAATGCGTGGAAGAACCGCGGTAAACAAGGATGATGAAACAGTTAATGACAAGATGTCTGACGATGGATTCTTCTACTTAATTTTATTAGTTCCAGAGTTTTCAGACGGTAGAATCAAGGCTGGATTCACATCTCGATTAGACTCCAGGTTCAGCGAACACCTGATGTCAGCACCAACAGCAAAGCTAATCTATTCAACCCCATGTCAACGAG